GGCCTCGAGGGGTACTGGCTTTTCCCCGAGCACCCCGGCGAGGACGTGGCCAGCCAATCCCGATTCGTGCGCGCCGCGGACGTGCTGCACGTATTCCGCGAGGACCGCGCCGGCCAGGTGCGCGGGGTCCCGTGGGGCTCGTGCTGCATCCTCAAGCTGAGGGACGCGGACGAGCTCGACGATGCCGAGCTGCTCCGCCGGAAGATCGCCTCGTGCTTCGTCGGTTTCATGCAAGACAATGAGGCCGGGATCGACGGGGATACCTCGATCGTGCCCACCGTGGCCACCGGGGAGGATCCCACGGACATGCTCGACCACGGCACCATCGAGATCCTGCCGCCCGGGAAAGAGATGACCTTCACGAGCCCGCCCAACGCGGAGGGGTACGTGGAGGTGGCCAACCTCACCCTGCGCGCGATCGCCGCCGGCTACGGGGTGACCTATGAGGCCCTGACCGGGGACCTGCACCGGGTGTCTTTCACCTCCGGCCGCATGGGGTGGCTCGAGATGTGGGCCGAGATCGTGCAGCACCAGCACCTCGAGCTCCTGCCCACCCTCTGCTCCCCGATATGGCGGTGGTTCGTGGATGCGGCGGTGGACTCCGGCCAGCTCGGCGAGCGCGTGGGCGCGCGGTGGACGATGCCGCGCCGGCCCTACCTGGATCCCCGCAAGGAGGTGCTGGCCCAGAAAGACGCGATCCGCGCCGGCCTCACCACCCTGCCCGAGGAGATCCGCGGCCAGGGGCGCGATCCCCTCGAGCTCCTCGATGAGGCCGCCGAATTCCAGGCCGAGGCGGAGGCCCGCGGCCTGGTGCTGGATACCGACCTCTCCGGGAACGTGACCCCCGCCGGCGCGGCCTCGAGCTCGAGCTCGGGAGCGCGCGGCCTGGACGTGCGCGAGACCGCCCGGGGACTCGCGGCCCTGCTCGTGGAGGGCAACCGCGAGCTCGAGGACCTCGAGGTGGACCTGGCCGAGCAGCTCGAGCAGCTCGTGGCCGCCGGCCACAACGGCCACCCACGGCCTTGATTCTCCCCGCCCCGGTGGCAACCCTGGGGGCATGGTAGTAGCACCCACCACCCTCCGATTGGAAGCGGCGCCGGTGTACCTCCGCGCCGCCACAACCCCGGAGACCTTCGACCCCGAGCGGCTCACCTTCGAGCTCGTGGCCTCCACGGGGGCCCGCGTGCTGCAGAGGCCGTGGATGGGTGAGCCCTTCTATGAGGAGCTGGGGCTCAAGCCGGGGGAGGTGCAGCTCGAGCGCCTGCGGAATGGCGCGCCCATCCTGGACTCCCACCGCCGGTATTCCGTGCGGGATGGGGACGTGATGGGAGTGGTGGAATCTGCCCAGCTCGTGCGTGATTCCCAGATCAACGTGCGGGGCAGATTCAGCCGCCGAGACGACCTCGAGACCGTGCGCCAGGACGTGGCGGATGGGATCGTGCGCCAGGTGTCCATCGGATACCGCGTCTTTGCCTATAAGGACGTGACCCCCGAGGGATCCAAGGTGCGCGTGCTCCGCGCCACGAAATGGGAACCTTTCGAGGTGTCTTTCCTGCCGGTGGCCGCCGATGCGGGTGCCGGCATTCGAGCAGAAACCGACGACCCCTCGATGATGCGCGCGGCCGAGCTCGGCCCGCATGAGTGCACCATCGAGACCACCAACCCCGAGCGATTCAGGACCATGGCCAAACCGACGACCTCCGGGCCGGCCGCCCAGCCCGGCCAAGATTCCCCGCCCACCGGCGCCGGCCCCGGCGCCGCGCCGGCCAACCCCAACCCCGAGACCGGGGGCGAGCGCGCCGAGGGTGATCCGCCCGCCGACCCGCCCGCAACCCCGCCCGCCGACTCGCCCGCCGATCCGCCCGCGGACGGTGCGCGCGGTGAGGCTCCCGCCGCGCCGGCTCCGGCGCCGGCTCCCGCCTCGCCCGAGACCGACCCCGCCCAGGTGCGCGCGGAGGAGCGCGCCCGCCAGAGCTCCATCCGCGACCTGGCGCGGCGCCTGGACCTCCCCGAGGCCTGGTGCACCCGCCAGATCGACGGGGACGTACCCCTGGCCGATGCCCGCGTGCGCGCCCTCGAGGCCGCGGCCGAGCGGGACACCCAGCTCGGTGGCGGTGGCTCCCACGTGACCACCGTGCGCTCCGAGATGGACACCGCCGCCCGCGGGATCGAGACCTGGCTCCTGCACCGCGCCGGCTACCAGGAGCGCGGTGAGGACGGCTCCCTCAACCTGCCCGAGCTCGACGACGGCGCGCGCCGGTTCCGCGGCATGCGCATGGTGGACCTCGGCCGGTGGTGGATGGAGAACGCCCACGGGGTCCGGTGCGAGGGCCTCGTGCCGATGGAGGTGGCCACCCGTGCCCTGCACGGCCAGAGCCATTTCCCCGAGCTCCTCGCCAACGTGGCCAAGAAGTTCCTGCGCACCGCGTACGACGAGAGCCCGCGGACGTTCACCCGGTTCAGCACCCGCAAGGACCTGCCCGACTTCAAGCAGGCCAAGGTGGTGCAGCTCGGTGGCGCGCCCTCCCTCGTCAAGCTCGAGGCCCAGGGTGAGGTGACCCGCGGGGTGCTCGGTGAGTATGCCGAGCCGGCCCTGCTCTCCACCTACGCCATCATGCTCGGCCTCACCCGCCAAGCCATGGTCTCGGACGACCTCGACGGCTTCTCCCGGATCCCGCGCGGATTCGGCGCCGCCGCCGCGGCCACCGAGGGTGACCTGGCTTACGCCCTGCTCACGGACAACGTGACCATGAGCGACGGTACGGCCCTCTTCGATGCCGGCCACGCCAACCTCTCGGTGGGCACCCTCAACCCGGCCACGCCCGGCACCGGCCTCACGAGCATGCGCAAGGTGATGCGCAAGCAAACGGGGATCGCGGGCCGCATCCTCAACCTGGCCCTGCGCTACCTGATCGTGCCGGCGGCCCTCGAGACTCACGCCCAACAGGCCACCGGGGTGGTCAACCCCAACGCCCCCACCGGTGTCAACCCGTTTGCCAGCCTCTCCCAGGGGGTGATCCCCGAGCCCCGGCTCGACGCCACCTCGGAGACGGTTTTCTACGGGGCATGCGACCCGGCCCAATGCGATACGCTCATGTACGGCTATCTCGAGGGCATGGGTGAGGGCCCGCGGGTGGAGACCCGCGCCGGCTGGAACGTGGACGGCACCGAGATCCGGTGCCTGCACGATTTCTACGTCATCGCCGCCGACTTCCGCGGCATGGTCAAGAGCGACGGGGCCGAGCCCGCGTAGGCCTCCCGGAATCGGACACCACCCCGGGCGGGGGTGAGCTCGGCTACCCACCCCCGCCGTGAACGGGCCAAGAAGAGACACCGCCAAGGGGCCCGGCCGAGGGGCCCCGCGGCATCCCCAACCCGATCAATCCCATGCCCGATCTCGATTACGTACAGCCCGGCGATTCCCTCACCTTCCCCGTGGCCGGCGCCGCCCTCACGGCCGGTGATTGGCTCGTGGTGGGCGCCATCCTCGGGGTGGTCAAGGAGGACGCCGCCAGCGGCGCGCCCTACACCATCCAGGTGCGCGGTGTGTTCCGAAACGCCCCCAAGACCACCGGCGCCGCCTGGACCGTGGGGGACGTGCTCTACTGGGAGACCACCGGCCCCTCCTTCACCAAGACCGCCAGCGGCAACACCGAGAAGGGGTACGCCGCCGCCGCCGCCGCCTCGGCCGCGGCCGTCGGCACCGTGCTCCTCACCAACGCCAGCGGCCTGGCCGTGCCCTAGCGCGTGACTCCCCGCTCCGGCGGGGATCCCACCGTGGGATGGGCCGAGCAGGTAGGAAACGTCCAGGACCACGCCACGCGGACCTTTGGCGAGCGTGGCGTGGGCCTGGTTCGATGGAAGCCTGCAGCCGGCGGGGAGTACCTGGTGCGCGGGATCTTCCGCGCGCCGCATATCGCCCTGGACGGTGAGCTCGAGGCGGGGATCTCGGAGACCGAGCCCCGCCTCGGTGTCAAGATCGAGGACCTGCCGGCCGAGCCCCTCAAGGATGATCTGGTGGAGGTGCCGGATGGAGGGACCGAGTACCGGGTGATCGACGTGCAGCCCGATGGGGAGGGCATGGCCGACCTGATCCTGCACGAGGTGGTGACGTGACCCTGCAGGCCAAGCGCATCCGCCTCGAGGTGCTCAACCTCCTCCTGGCCGGCAGCACCGCCGCCGAGAATCGGATCAAGGAGGACGATTCCACCCCGGTGCGCCTCTCCGAGATCCGAAAGCCCGAGCTCCGCCTGCACGTGCGCTCGGAGGACATCGAGCAGCGCGGCACCGCACCCCTGCAGTTTCTCCACCGCCTGCGCCTGGCCGTGGAGGGGTACGTGGCCGAGAGTGCCAACGCCAAGGACCTCGACGGTGCCGTGCTCTCCCAGGACGACGTGGCCGACGACCTGGTGCACCAGATCCTCGACCTCCTCCTCCCCAAGATCCGCCTGCCCGGGATCGACCCCGAGCACGTGGCCCTCGACGCCTCCGCCTGCACCTATGAGGGCCGCGAGACTCAAGACGAGTGGCAGGGGACCCGCCCAGAGGGCACCTTCCGCCTCACCTTCGTCTATGCCTACAGCACCCAGTGGCCGGAGCAGGCCACGGCCACC